CTCTTCAATAGATACTGAGAACCTAAATTCTTCTCTTTTTATGTTGACTGAAGACATGCAGCCGTTGACTAGAGCTGAAGTAGAATCTATCGCTGGTCCTGCCCGACCAGTAAATAAACCTATAGTTCAACCTACTTCTCCTAATAATACTCAATCGTTTACTCAAAATGGCAATCAGGCTCAACCGAATCAGCAGGTTGCTAGTATGTTTGAAATGTTTGACTCAGAAGACCGTGAAATAAGTTTAGGTGTTAGTGTTAAGCTTCCTGATCAGAATTTTTTAGCTATGCTTTATTCAAATGCTAAAGATAAAAATAAATTTATGGACGAACTCACCGACTATGTTTTTAGAGTGATAAATAAAACAGTAGTCAAAGCATCTATCGCTAAGCTTTTTGAAGAAAAACAAACTAAACCAAGCGGTATAAATTTTACCGAAATTCATGAATAAAGAACACGTAGTAAGAAAAGAAGATTATGTAGACGATAAGTACAAAGTCGTAAGCTTTAAAGGAGAGGCTGGAGATTTTAGAAGAGTCGTTGCTCAAAGTGATTCAATTTGCATAATTCCATTTGATACAAATGAGAGCGGCCAAATTAAAAACATATATCTTCATGGATTTTACGATCATATTTTGGACTCACCAAATAAAAAGTGTATCACTAAGACCCTTGTTCCTGACGAGTTTGATACTTATCATGACTCCCTAATCTCGTGTATGGAAGTTGAATTAGGATTAAAGAAAGTAGAGTCTAATGATATCTATTACATAGGTAAAGTACAACACGGAGCTCCATTTCAAAAGACTTATCACGCCTACGCAGTCAATTTAAACCCATATTCAGAAGACCCTACTGGTTTTACTCTTTCTAATTCTACAAATAAACACTCACTAGACAAGACTAGATTAAGTAGAGTAATGAACGGTGAAATTACCGATTCATTAGTACTTGCCTGCACTCTTTTACTTCTTTCTTATATCTCAGAATAGAACTATTTATAGTTTCTATAGTAAAAGAAAATAAAAAACTATGGCAAGTTCAAAAGACGCGATTTCAGCGTTTAACAAATTCAATGACATATTAGAGAAAAAAGTAAAGTCTAAAGTTACCCTAATGGGTTTTTCAGATATAGACGAATATATCCCAACTGGAAACTACTTACTTAATGCTCAGCTATCGGGTTCATTATTTGGAGGTTATCCAAACACTAGAAGTATCGGTATTGCTGGAGATTCAGGATCAGGTAAAACTTTTCTATGCTTAAATGCAGTTAGGGAACTACAAAAGAAAGATTACTTTGTCTTTTATATAGATACTGAGGGAGCAATCGATCGCTCTGACTATGAAAAGTTTGGGGTAGATCTTGAAAAATTAAAATATTTACGAATAGGTCTAATTAGTGAAGTTAAATTCTTCATAAATGACTTTATTGATACTATGAAAGAGACTACTGGTCTGAAAGCAGCGATCGTAGTAGATTCAGTAGGCATGTTAGATACTGATAAGAGTAAGAGAGACATGGATGCAGGTAAGAACGCAGCGGACATGGGACTACGTTCTAAAGAATTAAGAGCAATGTTTAAGTCTTTTACTTTAGATCTTTCTAACCTAAAAGTTCCTTTCATCTTTACCAATCACACATATGCTTCAATGGATCAGTACACACCAAAAGGTATGTCTGGTGGTGGAGGTCCAGAATTCTCTGCATCAATTATCTTGATGTTAAGTAAAGGAACTCTTCGCGATGAGGCTAAAACGACTACTGGTATTATTGTTAGATCTAAAACTAGAAAGAATCGTCTTGCAAAACCTATTGATATAGAGTTCCACATTTCGTTCCATAAAGGAATGAATCAATATGTTGGACTAGAACAGTTTGTAAGTTGGGAAAATTGTGGAGCCGGTAGAGGAAATAAATTAACTAAAAAAGAATATTCAAAACTAAAATCGGACGAACAGTCTATTTGTTCTGAGTTTGAGGTAGGTGGAGAGAAATTTTATTTTTTACCTAAGAAGTTAGGTAAAAGCTACGTGCTTAAACATAGTGGTGATCTAGTTCCACTAAAAGACTTTTTTACACACAAGCTTTTTACTAACGAAGTTTTAAAAGAACTTGATGCAACTGTAATAAGGCCAACTTTTAAATTCCCAGAAACTCAAGCTGAGATCGATCTTCTAGAGAACGACGAGTTATCAAATCTTACTGATGAAGATGACGACGATGCTGCTTAGAGAAGACCTACCTATAAAATATTATCTTGGTTTACATGGAGAAGATTCTATGAGAGATAAATATTATCCTATATTTGAGATATCTCAGTATTTGATTAGAGTATATGCAACTAAAGCAAAGGAGCTTGATATGGGTTCTTTTAAATTTTCTTCTAAATCACTAAAGTACGTGTTTGGTGACAGAATTAAAGATGAAACTTTTAAGGAAGAGATAGTTCAATATCTAAAGACTTTATTAAAGGACGAATTATTAATATCAAAAGGAGAGTCTATATTTTTTACAAAAAACGCACTAAAACACTTTTATCAAATAAATGATTGATTTCACTGAAAATATTGACTCGTTAGAGAAAATGGTTTGGAACTTTGTACTTAACACCAGAAATGATGTTAATGATATTAAGCCAAGTAGTCACGACTCGCTAAGAAAAGAAGAACTAATGCCGATGCTTAGGCCTAGTTATTTTAACGATGATATACGTCAAGAATCTTTTAAAGCGGCTCTTAAGTTTTTTAAAGAATATGAAAAGATACCAAATCCAAAAGAATTAAGAACTTACTTAGAATTACTTAACTATTCAGTTTCAGAAGCAGAATTTGAAGACTTGTATGCATTTTCATTAAGTGAGTATAATTATGATTATCTCTATAAGTACGTAAGATCCTTTATACTTCTTAGAAACCTTAACTTAACTGTTGCTGATCTTTTCACATATTTAAAGACGACTGCCATTGATCCAGATAATATTGATCAGATTTCACAAAAAGTAAGAAACGATATTAGTAATAAATTAGCGATCAATTTTTCAAGTGGAGACACTGGTCTTAATTTTTTTAATCCTGATTCTCACATTCAAATTTCTAAAAGCGGAAGCCCAACTGGCTTTAGTTTTTTAGATAAAGTCCAAGGAGGCGGCTGGAATTCAAAAGCATTAGTAGTTTTCCAAGGTCGACCTAAAGTAGGTAAGTCGATGGTTCTAGGTAATATTGCTGCCCGCTCTTTTTTAACTGGTAACGTGACTGGTTTAGTAACCGTTGAGCTTGCTGATCGTGCATACATGAAAAGAATAGGTTCAAATATCCTAAATATACCCGGTGAAGACTATGCTAAAATTACAGATGAAAACGCAACTAAGCTAATTCAAAATAAAATTCAGGCACTTAAAGACAGCGGTAGAACGATTGGTGAATTAATAGTTAAGGAGTTTCCAACCGGTGGAGCTACTGCTATTGATATAGAAAACTATTTCTTACGTCTTGAACAGAAGATGAACAAGAAGTTTAAAGTAATAGTCGTTGACTACCTAAACTTACTTAGACCAATTAAGGATCAAAATGGACTTTATGAAAAGATAAAGGCTATTTCTGAAGAGCTTAGAGGTGTAGCAATGAGAAATGAATGGTGTATTATTAGCGCAACTCAAATACGAAGAGAGGACGTAGATAACTTTGATTTAGGTATGGAGTCAGTTGCTGAATCATTTGGTCTAATACACACAGTAGATTCTCTTTTTGGACTAATGAGAAGTCCATTAGAAAGCAGAATGAAGATAAAAGTGATAGCTAATCGAGATAATGGGTATGAAGAAAGCTATAAGTTTTTTACTATGCAAAAGGACTTTTTTAGACTCACTGAAGAGTCTGGAATAAACAGCGAGTTCTATAGCGACGATGAAGAAGTAACTAGAATGGCAGATGAACTTCGCACCGAATATCAAGAAATAGATAAAAAAATAGAAGAGCAAAATAACACAGTTGTTAACTTAGAAGAAGATTATGACTCTCTTTTTGCATCAATATAAAAATAATTAATTTTAATGTCAAATGATGAAGAAACAAACGAAAACGTAAACGACTCAGAAGAGTTAGTACACAAAGAAGATAAAATATTTAGCAATCGGTATAATACCGGTG